TAATTCCCGCAAAGCGCCCGCACCGCGCTCCTCGCCCGCAAAAGCCCTCGCCGTCTCACTCCGGCGGGGGCTTTTCTTTTTCCCCTCCGTGTCTCCGCGCCTCCGTGAGAGCAAATCTTTTGACACGGCCCCAGTGTCGTGTCGCCCACCGCTCGCAACGCCCTCGCTCTCCGCTCCGCGCAACTGCGCCAAACCGCGCACGGCACCACGGTCAAGTTTCGCCAGGCTGAGATCCGCGTCTGCCTCGCTCCCGTCTCCATCGGCCTCGACCTCGAAACCGGCGGCCTCCGCCAAGGCGGTGAGTTCTCGATCCGTTTCCTCGCCGCCGACCTGCAATCGCCACCCCGCCGAGGCGAAGCCGTCACCTTCAGCGCCAAGACCTACTTCCTCTCGCAGATCAGCGAGACCCACGCCCCCGGCGAATACCTCGCCACCATGTCCCCAGGAGGTGCCGCGTGAATATCCCCGTCGAGAGCGCCCTCGCCGCGTGGCTCCGCAGCCAGCCCGCCTTTGACGGCATCCCCGTCCACACCGGCCAGAGCGCCGAGACGATCCCAGCCGACTGCTCGGTCCTTTTTGCCGGGTGCGAGAATGTCGAGATCATCGGCGGCACGCTCTCACGCGCCACGGCCTCCATCGTCCTCGCTACTCCGTCGCACCTAGAGATCGATCAGCACCAGCAGCTCACTTCCGCGCTCCGCGCTGCCCTCCGCAATCTCTCAACCCTCGCCGCGCACTTCGAGGCCGTCGCATTTGCCGGAGCGGTTTTGACCGGCCTCACGGAATCGCAGTCCGATTCGCGCTGGGTTTGCAGCGCCACCCTCGTCCTCGGCATCGCCGAAATTTGACAGCCCCACCCTCAAAGAAATCCACCACCTATGCCAGCAACCTACACCTTCGGAATCACAGGCGGGAACGCAGGATCGATGATCGTTAATTCGGTCACGATCTCCGACACCTCCGCAAAACAAGAACTTCGTGGCGCGGACGGCGAATACGCCGCTGTCGGCTACAACAAATTTAAGCGCGAGGTCTCCATCTCCGGCGTCGGCGATGCAGGCTCTCTCGCTGTAGGCGGTGCCCTCGGCAGCATGCCCGGCGTCTCTGGATCCTATACGATCGACCAAATCTCCACCTCCCGATCCATCGACGGATTCGCGGAATTCCAAATCACAGCAACCCAAGACTAATTTTTATGCCCGCACAATTCTACGCCGCCAGCGGAATCACTGCTGATTTCGGAATCCAAGACGAGTCTGCTCTCAATATTTTGATCCAGTCCTACAGCTACGATGTCACATCGGATAAAGCCGAGATTTTTAACACCGATGGCGAACTCGAGCACTCACACCGCTACGGGAAAAAAGCCACGATCGCCATCAACGGCATCGGCACCGCCGTCCCTGATGTCGGCGACAAGATCAGCTCGCTTGTAAATACCGGCGCAGGCGCTCTCACTGGCACGATCCTCGTAGACAGCGTGACCCAAAACCTCACCTCCGAAGGCTTCGCCTCCGTGGATATTTCGATGACGCAATACGACGCCGTTTTGTCCTAGCCCACCACGCCCGCCGACAGGCTCCCCGGCACAATAGGGAGCCGATTTTTTACGAGACAATAGCCATGGAAAAATACACCTACACACAGAACATCAAAGCCGCTGCGGCCCTCACCACGCTCGGCTTCAAGCACAAAGAATCCTCGCCATGCGTGCGAGTCCACCGCGAAGACGGCAAGGAGACATCCTCCTTCTGGTTTGAAGAGAACGGCCCGAACGGCCTCCGCGCCTCGAAAGTCATTTTTTGGATGACCAAAGGCCACGCCGAACTCGAAGAGTCCGACCCCGAGCATCCGGTGAATTACATCCGCGCCGGATTCGTGAACCGCGAGACCTGGATCGATGTCCACAAAAGCACCCCTCGCGTCCTCGAGCTGAAGCGCAACGGAAAAATCCTCTACCTCTCCGAGAACGCCGACGAAGAAACCCGACGCAAATTCTCCAAACTTTTCTAGAAACAAAAAACCATGAAAAAACAAACCCAACCCACCACCACCGACACCGACCTCCTCACCGACGACGAAGTCCTGCGCGAGCAAGCCATGACCGGCGGCCCGCAAAAGCTCTCCCGCTGGGAACTCCGCCCCACCGCCGCGCTTGAGATTAGCTGGATGCAGCGCAACAAAATCCTCACCACCGACATGGACATCATGTGGCGCGCCTCCGGCTTCGGCTTCATCCACGGCGCACCCAAAGCCAGCGTGCGCGCCGTCGTGAACGACTTCTCCCGATTCGCCGCTGCCGTCGATGACTGGATGGAAAAACAATCTCCTTCTGCCCAAGAGATCGCCGACCTGCAAAGCCTCTGCCTCGAGCGGACGAACGAATATTTTGCCAGCTACAGCAGTCAGCGCGGCGCCAAGGATTCGTCGGGAAACTAAACAGCCCCGGCTGGCTCGCGAGCTATGTCTACCGCATCGCCCGAATCACCGGCTGGGGCTACAGAGAGATTTTGGAAGACCTCCCGTTCGCGGCGGGCCTTCAAATCCTCCACGCCGACGACTTCGCGCACGGCCGCAAACGAGTCTGGGGCCGCAACAACCGCGCCACCGATTTTGACTCCCTCGCAGCCATAGAAGCCGCTTTCGAGAACCTGACCTGAGATGCCCAAAATCAAATTAGAAAACCTCAAGTTTGAGCAAATCATGAAGGACTACGCCGAGATCCGTGAGACCACGATCCCCGATGCCGTCCACATGAATGCTCGGCTTCTGTGTGTCGAATTTGCCCGCCGCACTCAGCCATTTGGTAAAGACGACAAAGTAGGCAAAGCAGCCATCGCCCGCGACTTGCTTGGCGGTAAAAAACGATACGGCATCTTTTCTACGCTCACGGCTTTCGTAGCCTCAAATTACGAAAGATATAAGACAGGAAATATCCGGCTTTTTGTAAAAAAAGACGGCACCGTCTATGGCACCGACACCGCGCACTTTCTTGATGGCGCTACCGCTGCGACCTTACGCCAAATCCACAAGGGAGCTTTTCAAAACGGCAGAATGTCTAGCGCAGGCAGTGGCACGCGAAACATAGGGCGCTGGAAGTTTGTGGATAAATACTTTGTCCCAGACACCACGCTTTCGGACTATGTGAAATCCCAACAAGCCAAATCCGGTTTGGCCAAATCCGGCTGGGCGGCTTGCGCCAAGCAGCTCAAAAAAGTCGGCTCTGGATCAATGACTCGAGATATTCCCGGATGGGTCACGCGGCATCTTGGAGACTACAATTTCGGGACAGTCGAAGACCGCACGGGCAACATCTTTTCTCCCACCGTCGTTCTGACGAACACCTGCCGATATGCCGACAAGGTTCTCCGCGAAACCGAAAAGCTCCAAGGCCTCTCGATCGTCGCTGGCAAAATGAAAAAGCAAATGGAGCGCATTCTTAAACACCGCCAAACCAAACTCCAGGAGGCCGCGTAAGCCATGGCCGATGTCTCAGTAGAATTCGGAGCCAAGGATGTCGGGCTACAAGACAGCCTGAAGAAAATCCAAAGCGAGATGCAGACCCTCGAGGGGAAGGTCAAGAGCGGCGAACTCTCTTTCGAGGAATTGGAATCCACCATGAAGCGCCTCGGCCAAGTCGAGCGCCTCGAGAAGCAACTCCAAGCGATCGGCAATGCCTCTGACGACTCCTCCCCGAAAATCAAAAAGCTCGGCGATGAGATCGATTCTGCCGGATCGCGCGCCCAATCGGTCGGCGGCATCTTCGACGCCGAGTTCCAGAAAATCGCAGGCGCGTTCACCGTGGGCAACCTCGCCGCGCAGGGCTTCCAGAAAATCGTGGAACTTGCTTTCGGCGCCGCACGCCAAGTCGTCCAAGGCTTCTCTGACGCGCTCGACCTAGGCGGGCGGTTGAACGAACTCTCCAGCCGCACCGGCGAAACGGCCGGCAAGCTCCTCGTGCTGGAGACCGCTTTCAAAAACTCCGGACTCGAGGCCGCGCAAGTCGGCACCGCGATCAACAAGCTCCAGAACTTCATGCAGGATGCCGCCAATGGCGGCGAGAAGCAGCGCGCCGCCATGCAATCTCTCGGGATTTCCATGTCTGATCTTGCGGGGAAAACACCAACCGAGGAGATGCAGATTTTTGCGGATCGTATCGCCGCGATCGAAGATCCCACGCAGAGAGCAGCCCTAGCCAGCGAGGTTTTCGGCGACAAGCTCGGAGGGAAACTCCTGCCGCTCTTTTCGGATTTCAGCGGAAACCTAGATGACGCTCGCGAGAAAGTCGGCTCGCTCGAGCAGGTGATGGATGAAAACGCCGCCACCTTCGATGCGGCCGCCGAGACCATCGAGGCCGTGAAAGGCAAGATGGCCGCGTTTGCCGCCGGAGTTTTGAGCGAGACGATCCCGGCTCTCGACGATTTGGGCAAATCGATGGAGCAAGTCGATGCGGCAGGGCTAGGCCAAGATGTCGGCGAGTTCCTTTCCCCTCGCCTGGAGAAACTCAGCTTTGTCACCATAGGCACTTCCGAGGCGCTGAAAGAACTCATCGCTCTGCTCACGACAGCACCATCAAACACATCCACTTTTGGTAAAGCTGTAAACGCCGTGGCGGAGAGCCTTGACGGGTTCAATTACTACATGCAGAAAGCGATCAATTTCATCTCTCCGATGGATGATCTTTGGACGATGCTTGAGCAGAAAGGCCGCGACGCAGCCGATGCTCAAGACACCGCTGCCGCATCGATCGCAGGCACCGGCACCGCCGCGCAGACAGCCGCCACCGGCTTGCAAAATGTCGGCACTGCATCCGACACCGCCGCCGGAAAAGTCGATGCTCTTGGCACCTCGGCACAATCCACAGGCCAAAATATCGCCAGCGCATTTTCCGTCACCTCCGATTTTGCTCCGAAGCTCGATGAGATCAGCGGATCGTGGGGTGGAGTAAACGACCAAATCCTCGGAGGCAAAAATCTCCTCTCCGACAGCTACAACCTCGCCGACTCCATAACCGGCAAGATCGACGAGCAGGTCACTGGATTTGGAGGAGTCAACGAACAACTCACGACCAGCAAAGACCTCTCATCGATCATCGATACCACCTACGGAAAGCACGCCGAAAAGCTGGCTGAAATCCAAGCCAAGCAGGACGCGCTGGCGGCCAAAGAAACTGAGCGCAAAGACAAGCTCAGCGAGGCATTGAATTTCGAACTTGCGATGAACGAAGCCAAAGCCGCCGGCGACATCGAACTCGTTAAGACCCTCGAAAACCAAAAGCTCTTTAACGCCGAACTGCAAAAAGCCATCGCCGCCGGAATGGGTGAACCACAAGCCGCTGCTTTCGCCCAGCAAATGGTCAACGCCAAAAACGCCGCCGCCGGGGTTGCAGTGGACAAGACCACCGTCACCGAGGCAAAGAAGGAAGCCGCCGAAGCCGCCACCGCCGCGAAATCCTTCGCCACCTGGCTTGACTACATCCAAGGCGTGGACCCCTCAGCGCCCGTGAAAAGCCTCAAAGAGCAGACCGCCGATGCCCGCAGAGAAATCACCGCTTTCGGCGAATACATCGGCACGGATCTCAAAAACAAATCCTTCCCCGATATCGCCCGCGAGCTCGGCATCAAAGACCTCGGCGACACCGGCACCGAGCAGATGAACCAAATTCTCGCCCACATTGCCAGCAAGCGCGGCGAACTCACCGGCATCCAGCCGATCGATGAGCAAGGCGGCAAGAACTCCCTGCAAAACATCCAAGCCGAAATCACCAAGCTCGGCACCACCCAGCAACCCCTCAACCTCGACGCCACCGCCTCCATCGAGTCGATCAAATCCAAGCTCAAAGAAAACATCGACTTGGCCATCACCACTGGCGAAGGCAGCAAAATCCTCGGCGAGATCAAAACCTTCGTCAGTGAGATCAAAACCCTCGTCGGCACTCTGAGCCAAAAACTCCCCAGCCCTGTCCTGACATGACGCTCTACAAATCAATCGAAGACTGGATCCCGCAGCCCGGCCGCATCACGCGTTCATGGAGCAGCGGGCTTGTTTTGATCCAGCAGGAATTCATCGGCAGCATTTCCGACAATGGCTTGGTGGCCAAAGATGGCGACCCGTTCCCTGGCGACGACGCAGGCACCGGGGCCAAAGTTTACGGAGTCCCCGAATACCGCGACCTCGGCAACGGCCTGCAATCCGCCGTCGTTTCGGCTTATGGCATTGTGCCTGGCAAAGCGGGCGTTGAGACCCTGACAGAGCTAAGTTTTTCTGTGGCGACCTTACTTTTTAAAGTTTTAAGATCATACCCCGATGCTCCGCCGGAGCTTGTTTTAAGAGACGACGCCAGAACTTTTTCCGTATTAATAACCAACAAAAAATTCGCAAAGCCTTTTCTGAAAAGTTCTCCGTCAATTATTTCCACCCCGGCGAATGATGATGAATTTAAAATTTTGGCGATCGGCCCTATCGGCGCAATAGCCGCCGGCGCCTCTCTAAAAGGTGCCACCTTCACGGTCAGCCAAATCTTTCCCGGAATTACGCCCGCGTGGTCTGGCAACCATGCCCCCATTCCTTTGACTTCAACGATTACATTCGCTCAAGGGAATTCCTACGAATACCAAAGCTTTGGGAACATTATTGAGTCAAGTGCGACCTTTTCAGTGATACCTTATGTCATAGATTTCGGACAATTTCAAGTTCCGCAAACGCCATGAATTTACCAGTGAGCTTTGCGGATTTGGCAAAAGCCGCGAACACCTCGGCCAGTGGTGCTTATCCTTATTCTTTAAAAGGTGCCGACCTCGACAAAAATTTCAACGCCGTCGCCATCGACATTCCCACCTCATGGGTATCAGGAGCCGCAAACGGCCAACGAATCCTGAATCTCCCCGCCGTCCCAGGCGAAGGCACCCATGTCCTCGGCGCGGTGAATGGCTCGCTGGCGTGGATCTCAACGGAGGAATGCTAGCACAAGTCTTAAGTCTTAAGTTTGTAAGTTTTAAGACTGACCACCGAGACAATCACGCAAACCGCCACTTAAAACTTAATTCTTAAAACTTAAAACTCTCTGCCATGACCCTCGGCCGCACATCATCCGGAGCCATCAAGATCAAAACCGACGGCGGCCTGCGCGCTGTCGAGTGCGCGTGTTGTTCACCTTTTCAGCTAACTATTAAATACTCTTGGGAAGGGACAGGTCAACGCGATCTCGACACCAAAACTGAAGCTTTTGGCGATACGGTGGGGTATGCCTGCGTTGGCAGCCGCACTTATGTGCAGTGGATCGGCGGAGATGACACCAGAGTAGATGGATTCGAGCAGGTGGATATCCGTGTAATCGATGCACGCCGCGATGGGCTCTGGTCATCGAGCGCAAATATCGCGTGTTTCGCAGGGTGGTATGCCCCTGCACAAGGATCAGGCTCTGCCGCTTTAATCGTTGAATATCGCGGTAAATCAAAAACCAAGACTATCTCGCCCGGCTCACAATCAGACTGCGCCTCAACATCGGTCGGCACGGTTACTGTCTATTCGGCGATACAAGCAGATGAGAGTTTCTTTGAAATTTTGTGATTTTTTTTCTGAAGGCACCTGCCAACTGGGATTTCATGGAGGATCCCCCCACGCCGGGAATTGCCGAGCATGTATGGCAGCAGGCGAAAACACCCCAGAACACGCTGCCGAACTCGCGGCCCGCGCCGAGCGAAGCCACCCGCCAACGGCTCGCAGAGTTAGCGGGTGTTGTGATTCAGCTAAGAATTATCAATAGCCTTTGACACCAGCCCAACCCAGTAGCCATGCGCATCTACATCGACATCGACACGCGGCGGATTCTCACCACTGCCACCCGCCCTGCCACCCGTCTGGAATTTAAGCGGAGGGACAACGACGCTTTCGAGGTGCAATTCCTGCGCGCCGGGGCCGTCCAGTCGCTGCCCGTCGGCACGATCGCCAGGGTGGGCGTGAAGGCCACGGAGGATTTCGCCGGGGAGTTTCTTGCCACCGACACGCTCTCAGTCCTTGGCACAGGCGCGGAAACCGTTTACACCGGATCGTTTAACCTCAACACCACGGCACTCGAGGCGCTATTCCCCGAAGAGCCAGCCAGCATCACCGCGATGCTCGAGGTTCAGTGGGTGAGCGGCACCTCCGTCGGCTCCTCGCTGACGCTCCCGATCACGATCTTCAACGATGTCATTCGCGGCGACGAAGGCGCACCCGCCGATCTGCCCCTTTTCTACACCTCGAGCACACCCAATTTCCTCGCCACCCAGGCCGAAGCCGAAGCCGGGTCTGACAATACAAAGTGGATGTCACCCCTGCGCGTCGCGCAAGCCATAGAAGAGCTTGGCGGCGGCGGAGGCGTCTCGTCATGGAATGACCTGACCGACAAGCCCTCCACATTCCCGCCAGCGACCCACACCCACGCCATTGCCGACACGACCGGCCTTCAGACCGCCCTAGATGGCAAAGCCGCCACCTCGCACACGCACCCGCTCTCAGCCCTCACTCAATCCAGCGCGACGAGCGGCCAAGTCGCCACATGGTCCGGCACCGCGTGGGTGCCGCAGACGCCAAGCGGCGGCGGCGTCACCAGCTACAACGACCTAGACGATATTCCCAGCACTTTCCCGCCAGAGGCCCACACGCACGCCATCGGCGATATTGACTACCTGCAAGACGCACTTGACGGCAAAGCGGAGACCAGCCACACGCACGCCATCGCCGACACTACTGGCCTCCAGACCGCCTTGAACGGCAAAGCGGCAACTAGCCACACCCACGCCGCCTCCGACATCACCAGCGGCACATTAGCCAACGCCCGCACTACGGCAACGAGCGCCAATACGGCCAGCGCCATTGTTGCTCGGGATGCCAGCGGGAACTTCTCGGCAGGCACCATCACGGCCAACCTCACCGGCACGGCCAGCGGCAACGCCCCAGCAACAGGCATCGCCCAATCTGCCGTGACCAATCTCACGACCGACTTGGCAGGGAAAGCCGCATCCTCGCACACGCACGCCGCCACCGACATCACCAGCGGCACGCTCGCCATCGCCCGAATCCCGACAGGCACGACGAGCACCACGGTGGCTTTAGGAAACGACTCTCGCTTTTCAGACTCACGCACTCCGACAAGCCACACGCACGGGAACATTACCAACGCCGGATCAATCGGCACGACTGCGACTCTGCCGATCATCACCGGAACCAGTGGGGTGCTACAAGCGGGCTCCTTCGGAACGACGGCAGGAACATTTGCCCAAGGCAACCACACGCACACTTTTGGCACGACCGCTGGAACCTTTTGCCAAGGCAACGACTCACGGCTTTTGACTATTACGGGCGGCATCACCGCCATCGCCGTCGTCGCCACCATGCCTGTGACCCCAGTCGCCACGACTCTTTACATAGTCACAGAATGAACTTCAAACTTGTTGCAACTGGTCCCCTAAGCCCAGCCATCGGGTTGCAGCTTTTATCTCCAGACAGAGTTTTAATCTCTGGAAACGGCCTTCGTGCTTTTTGGAGGGCTCAGACGGCGTCTGAAGGCTATATTGGCGCGGCTGATTGGACCGGATCAGCTTGGTCAAATGTAGCGAGTCTATCCGGCTGGACTGGCGGAACAGAAATATACGATGAAGGCAAAAACCTAGTCGAGATTTCCAAAAATGGCGCAAATGTAGCTTGGGATTTTACATTTCACTCTCCAAATGGTTCAGGGTATCACGGAATTGACATAAAAGGGCCGAACGCAGAATTTATATATCCATTCGTCGCCGCAGATTCAAACGCGCCAGACCGTTCAACTGGAACGCAAATCACGCGATTTGCAAATCGCATTTCTAATAATGTTTATATCGTTCGCCGCATTCGATTCAGTGACGACGCGGCGCGTCGATTTGTTAGTTTTCAAGAAAACACTAACAATCTTATTGAGGCATCAGGAAGACCGAGTTTATTTTTTATAGCGGGAGGGACTTATGGGAGCGACTTGCAAAATTTTGAAATTTCCGGAAACGGTTCTAGTGTTTTCGTTTTTATTGGCGGTTCTTTAAGAGAATTTAATTGGAATGGATCGAGTTGGCAGTTTGCAAACAACATCTTAAACACAGGGACATCCTTTTTTTCAAATTTTGACGGAACCATTTTAGCCGCTCAAACATCAGACAGCTCTGCTGTAAAAGTTTTTCAAAAAACTGGGGCAACATGGGCGCAACTGGGCGGGGATATGCCGCCCGGCTCTCCTCGGCTCAATAGTGCAGGCACACTGCTAAATGTTGGCGGGAAACTTTATCTCTGGACCGGCACAGCTTGGCAGTTCCAATGGGATACCATTGGAGCGATATCAGACGATGGGTCGGTTGCCGCTGGCAGCGCAGGGGCTGGAGTCATTAGGCGTTATGCACTCCAAGATGTCCCGCCAATCTACAAAGGCAGCAGCCTCGTCTCCGCAATTTATGCAGGGTCAACTCCCGCCACTGCGGTCTACTACGGCTCAAAAAAACTCTGGCCTGCCGCAGTGTAACCCCTCCAAACCGCTCCAGTAAACGCTCGGAAGCTCGACTGATTTGACACCCATGCCGCAAGCAGCGGCATGAAACTTTTCCTCGATTCAAAAAACCGGCGGTTTGTGAAGTCCGCCGCGAGCAATGTCGCGCTCCAGACGCTCGTCCTCAAACGCCGCGACCAGGTGCCGCTCGAGGTCATCTTTGTCGAAAACGGCGTGGCCGTCGATCCCGTGGCAGGCACACAGACCACCGTCGCGCTCAAGACCTCTTTCTCTGACGCCAACTTTCTCGCTCTGGCGGCCGCCGGCCAAACCATCCTTGACCTACACACCGTGCCGGTCGAGGACGCCTTCTCCTCGTCCCCCGCCAGCATCTCCGCCTTCCTCGAGGTTAAGTGGACCGCTCCCGCTCAAGCCCTCCGCACCGCCACCCTCCAGGTCGAAGTGCAGAACTCCGTCATCATCGGCACCGAAGGCACGCCAGCCGCGATCCCCGACGGCAAAGCCACGCAATCCGAAGCCGAAGCCGGTCTCTCGAACGAAAAGTGGATGACGCCGCTCCGAACGGCGCAAGCAATCACCGCTCTCGCAGATGCCACATTCTACGGCACCACCGCGCCTGATCCGGCACAATTCACTCGATGGGTCCACACCGACCTCGGGCGGCTCTTCACATGGTTCGAAGGCGCATGGGTAGAATTCACGCACTCCACCGCCGCCGGTATGGGGTCGACAGCCTGGGCCGAAATTACCGGCAAACCCCTCACCTTTGCTCCATCCACCCACAGCCACGCAATCGCCGACACGACCGGCCTTCAAACCGCGCTCGATAGCAAGGCAGCGACCACGCACGCGCACGCCATCAGTGACACCACCGGCCTACAGGCTGCGCTCGATGGCAAGCAACCCTCTGGGAATTATTCGTTAAACGGCCACACGCACACCACCGCGAATGTCACCGGTCTCGACGACGCCCTCGCCGCCAAAGTCTCCGGCACCGGCGTGGCCTCGCTGGAAGTTGTCACCGCTTTGCCTGCCACGCTCGTCCCCACCACTTTCTACATCGTCGTCCCCAGCGGAGCCACGACCGCATCGGCCGTGCAGCTCGGCAGCGTCTCGCTTTTCACCGGAGGAGGAGGGGGAGCCGGTGGCGGAGGCGGTGGTGGCGGTGGGGGGTTCACGCCAGCATCGATCTCTGGGCTGCAACTCTGGCTCGACGCCTCCGATACAACCACGCTTTTTGATGCCTCCTCGGGCGGGAGTCAGGTCACCACAGACGGGGCCACCGTCGCCCGGTGGCAGGATAAATCCGGCGCTTCCTACCATGCGCTCCAAGGCGTCGCAAACGCTCGCCCGCTTTTAAAAACTGCCATTCAAAACTCAAAGCCCGCCCTGCGATTCGATGGCCTCAACGACTGCCTCCGGATTCCAACGATCCCGCTTAATACAAGCATCACGATTTTCGTCGTGGGAAATTTCATAAACGCCAAGCCGTTTTTGATCGAGCATTCCGCGAACTCGGAAAGCAATTCCGGGTTTTATCTTTACGGAAATTATTTCTCCTCCTGGCAATTTCGAAGGGATGCCGCCTCCCACATAGGCACAATCTCGCAGAGCCTTTCCACCGGAGCGATGGCGCTTTACAGCTTACGATACGACACTGTCGCCAGCGTAGCAAAAAACGGATCGCTCCTAATCAATACCGGGCTCACCGGCTCCACCGTGGCGAATGCTTCGGTCATTACGGCGCTCAACATTTGCTCTCGCAACCAAACCGGAGCCTTTTCGCAAGGCGACCTTTGTGAGGTCGTGATTTACAACTCCGCGATCACCGATGCCGAGCGCGCCCAAGTCGATGAGTATCTAAACAACAAGTGGGGAGTCTTTTGATGAGCCGATTTTTTAGCGCCTCGGCCGAGACCTACGAAGCCATCCGCTCGGCGATGGATGCTGCCAGCGGATTCCCAAATGCCCAAGCCACCACTTGGTTCACCCCTGCCGCATCCTCCCCGCGTGATTCCGCCGGCCACTGCCTCATCGCCGCCATCCCGCCCATAGCCTCCCATTTCGCCGTCGCCGGAGCCGAGGAAATCACCGCCGAGGATTACGCCGCCTCATTTCACACGCCAGCACCCGGCTTCCTGCCATGATCATCTTCCCACAAAACCCCACGCTGAATCAGGAATACGAAGCGCCCGACGGCCGCCTGTGGCGCTTCAATGGCTTCGCGTGGCTCGGCTTCTCCCCTCCTCTCACAGCCGACAAGATCGTTGATTTCACGGAAGCCGTCGTCGCCGCCGCCCCGCCGACAACTAACGCCTCGCTCCTCACCACCGGCACGCTGCCAGATGCCCGCCTCGCCGCCACCATCGCCCGCAGTGCCGACCTGACCACAGAGCAAAATGCACGCATCGCCGGAGATGCCGCGCTCTCGACGCGCATCGATTTCCTCGCCAGCAACCTCGACCCCGCAGCCCTCGATTCCATCGCCGAAGCAGCCGCCAGCATCGGGAGCCTGCAAACCCAGATAGACGGCAAAGCCACCGCCGCCCAAGGAGCCAAGGCCGACACCGCCCTCCAGCCTGAGCCTGTCACCTATCGCGGAGCCTACAACAACGGGCTCGATTACACTTACAACGATGTCGTCACTTACACTGACGGCCTCCTCTACATTCGCGTCAGCAACCCGAACAACCCCGGTTATCCCCCCGGTCACTTTTCCTGGGCGCTCTTCCGCCCTGAGATTGGTTCGCCTGCTTATGACCTCTGGGTTTCCGCCGAGTTCGCCAGCAAAGCCGACACGATCCACGCGCACATGGCCGCCGACATCGCCGACTTCGCCTCGGCAGTCGTCGCCACCGCGCCAAGCCTCGACATCACCACCACGGTCCGCATCGGCGACGGCGCCAGCGTCACATTTCCGATTGACGGCCTAGTCAGCAGCGATCCCGAGCATGTCTTCGTCGCCCTCAACGGCGTCACGCAGACCCCCGGCACCGACTACCTCGTCAGCGAAGCCACCGGCACGATCACCTTCGACTCCGCGCCCGCCGACGGAATGCAAATCTCCTGCACCGCTCTTGGACTCCGCACCGTCCAGCGCCCGATCGACCCGACCCTCTACCTCTACGCCTTCGACCAATCCGCCAACGGCCTCACCACCTACAGCGGCCGACTCCTCAACGCCGACCGCCCCGCCGCGCCAGCACTCCCCGAGACCGCCACCACCTGGACCGTCAAGCGCAGCACCCTCAACGCCGCCGGCCAAATCCTCGCCACCGCCTCCGCCACCGGATCGTGGGCTAACCGCACATCGCTCTCCTACACATGACGACAATCACCGAGAGCAACATCACGCAGACGCTCGATCTCTCCGGCTTCGACCTCACGCTCCCCGCCGTCATCGTCGAATACCCGAGCCGCTCGAGCTTTCCGAGCATCGGGAAACCGGACCGCCTCTACATGGCCCTTGACGAGGGCATGCCCTACCGATGGAGCACCACCGCGAGCGCCTACAGGTCGTTAATCGAAACCATCGACGGCGGCAATTTTTGACACTCACCCACCCACGAACACCAACACCTAACCCATCACCACTATGCCACAAGTCATCAAACTAAAACGCGGTTCTGGAATTCCCGTTTCCTTGCAGAACGGGGAAGCCGGTTTCGACACCTTAAACAAGGCCCTCTACATCGGCACAGCCGAGGGGGTCTACGACCTCGCGGGCGTCAATTACGCCAAGAAAACCTTCGTCAACGACGCGGTAGAAGCCGAAGCCGACCTGCGCAGCGCAGCGGATTCGACCCTCACCAGCAACCTAAATGCGGAAATCTCCCGCGCTCAAGGTGCCGAAAGCGATCTCGCTGACGACATCGCCGCCGAGACATCCGCCCGCCAGTCCGCGATCAGCAGCGCCGTTTCGACATTGGAAGCAGCCGACACCGCTTTGGACGGCAAGATCACCGTCGAGAAAGGCCGCATCGATGCGATCCTCAGCGCCGCCTCGGCCGACAAAGACAGCTTCGCGGAAATCGTCAGCTTGATCAATTCGGTCGATCTGACCAACGACAACGCCCTGGCAGCCGCCATCCTCTCTATCAACGACGACATCGCCGCTGAAGAGACCGCACGCATCGCTGGCGACTCCGGTCTTCAGACCTCGATCAATGGCGTCTCGAGCGACCTCAGCGCGTTGACCACACGAGTCACCGCAGCGGAAGCCGACATCGTTTCGGAAGAGTCCGCCCGCATCGCCGCAGTCTCCGCCGAAGCCGCAGCCCGCGCATCGGATGTGTCCGGCCTCGAGTCCGACATCGCCGGAGTCCAGACCAATCTGGATGCCGAAAGCTCGACTCGCGCGACAGCCGACACCTCGTTGTCCAACCGCATCACCACCCTCGAAAACGCCAGCGCGGACAGCCGCCTGGATGCCGTCGAGGCCGATGTCGCCGACCACGAGACCCGCATCAGCGCTCTCGAGTCCACGATCGACGGCGGAACCTACTAACCAGCCCACCAACCCCGGCGGGGCGCTCCATAGCGCTCCGCCACGCGGGGGGATCAATCCGCGAAATCAAAAACCCGCCACATGGCAAACACACAAATAGTTCCCAAACTCTCGACGGTCGCGGGCAAAATCCCAACCGCCGACCAGCTCTCGCCCGGAGCGATTTCGATCAACCACACCGACCGCCGAATCTACGCCAAGCATCCGAACGGCACGGTCTACAAACTCGCCGGTGCCAAAGACGCGCCAGATCGCGTCTGGGCCTTCGACCTCTCCGCCGATGGCACCACCACCTTCCTCGGCTTTCTCCTCTACGCCGACTTTCCCAACAACGGCAGCGTCTACGACAGCGCCAACTGGGAAATCTCCCGCACCGTTTTCAACGCCTCCGGCACCACATCCCAAGAATCCAGCGCCACCGGCGCGTGGTCAAACAAAGAAACCATTTCCTACAGCTAAACCATGATCGCAACCAGCTCCGGCAAACCCATCATCGCCACCGACCGCCTCCTCGGCCGCTCCACCTCCGGCACCGGCCCCGCCGAAGAAATCTCCCTCGGCACCGGCCTCTCGCTCACCGGCGGCACGCTGAACGCCTCCGCGCAAACCACCATCGGCGCCAGCGCCGCCGATGTCCTTTCCATCGCCGCTGGCGAGATCACCGCAGACGACCCCGGAGCAGACCGTCTACTCTTCTGGGACGACAGCGAAAGCAAGCTCACCCACCTCACCCTCGGCACCGCGCTCTCCATCTCTGGCACTACGATAAACGCAGACACCGGGACGAATAATTACACCACGAACAACTACACTTTCGCCAGCAAAACGCTCGCCCGATTCACCCCCCGCGAGAACCAGCCCCCCGTCACCGCATTCGCCACCCTCGACACGCGAAACTCGATAGCCGTGCTCGATTTCGACGCCACCGTGGACGAATCCGCCATTTTCTCCGGCGTAATCCCCGAAAAAGCCAACCTCGCCTCCGGCCTGCAAATCCGCCTAGCATGGATGGCCACCTCCGCCACCTCGGGCAGCTGCCGGTGGGGCGTGCAAATCGAGCGCTGCACTACCGCCCTCGATACCGATTCCTTCGATACCGCCACCGAGGCCACCGGAGCCGCCAACGGCACCAGCGGAGTCGCCACCCTCACATCCATCACCGTCACCGCCATCGACGGCCTCACCGAAGGCGACACATTCCGCATCAAAGTCTTCCGCAACGCGGACGATGCCACGAACGACACCATGACAGGCGATGCCGAGTTGATCGCTGTCGAAATCAGGAGCGCGGCTTAAATGTCTTACAATATTGCATCAACAAACTATTTAAGCGCAACAAACCCGGTAAGCGCAGCTCCATTCACTATTGCTTGTTGGGCTTGGGTTAATAACATATCAAGCACTAAAGCATTAGTGTCTCTAAACCAAAACTCAGGACCAAATCGTTTTGTTATGTCTGTGGCCAATGCCATCTTGAGGTTTGGTGATAGTGGATCAGGTGGCGCAATAGCAACAGGAACTGTAGCTGCAAACACATGGTTTCACGCTTGCGCTGTAGAAGCATCTACAACCAGCCGATTTTGTTATAGAGACGGAGCAAACGCAGGACAAAACACAACTTTACGCAACCCAACATCAATTAATGCTCTTAATATAGGAACCACCATCAATACAGGCACGATAACCCAACGACTAGATGGACGCATCGCCGAAGTCGGCATCTGGAACGCCGCCCTCACCGCCGACGAAGTCGCCTCCCTCGCCAAAGGCATGAGTTGCGACAAGGTGCGCCCGCAGAGCCTCGTTTTCTACGCGCCCCTCGTCCGCAACCTCATCGACCAAAAAGGCGGCCTCGCCATCACAAACAACAACGGCGCAACCGTCGCCAACCATCCAAGAGTCTATGCCTAATCTGTATTACAACATCCACGACCCCGCCGACCTCCGCGACCTCCCGCAAAGCCTCCTCGACGAGTGGGCCGCGAACAACAACCCCAAGCGCGCCGAGTGGCTACCCGCCCCCGCCAAGCCAGCCGAAAACGCCGTCTGGAACGCAGCCGAGTGGCTCATCCCCACGCCACCCGCCATCACCGCCGAAGATCACCTCGCCGCCGAAGGCTACAGCCCCCTCCGCCTCCTCACCTGCCTCGATTTCGAAGGCAAACTCCGCGCCACCGGCAAAGCCTCCCCCAAGCTCGCCGCCGTGCGCGTGTGGCTCGACACCCTCACCCTCGCCGCAGCCGCAAACCCCGACGACGCCCGCCCCGACTGGCCCGCCGCCCCCCACCCCTTCGATCAAGTCCTCGCCGAAGCCCTCACCGCCCTCAACTCCTAACCGCACAACACCATGGCCAACGAACTGAACATCGCACTCTCAACCGGGCTCACCGTCACCGCCCAAGCCTACACCGCCGGAGCCGCCAGTGGCTCCGCCATCAGTCTCTCCGAAGTCGGCAGCTCCGGCTTCTACAGCGGCAACATGACCGGCAGCGCAGGCACCTACCAACTGGTATTCCTCTCGGGAGGAGCCACCGTCGGCACCGGACAGATCAACTGGAGCGGCACCGCCGAAATCCCCTTCTCGACTCTGACCACCGCCGACATCCCCACCGCCGCGATCTCAGCCATCCAGGCGAAAACCGACAACCTCCCCAGCGACCCCGCCGACCAAAGCCTCGTCGAGTCCGCCATCTCCGCCATCTCCGCCCTCTCGATCCCGACCGTGGTCCAGATCCGAACAGAGCTTGATTCCAACTCGACCAAGCTCGCCAATCTCGATGCCAGCGTCTCGAGCCGTTCAACCCTCACGACCGGCGACCTCCCGAGCGTGCCGAGCGCGGCCTCGGTAGCCTCAGCCGTGCGCACCGAGCTAACCGAAATCTCGAACCTCGACGCCTCCATCTCGAGCCGTCTCGCAGATGCCGACTACACCGCGCCGACCAGCGCCCCGACAGCCGCCGCTGTGGCCTCCGCCGTGCGCACGGAATTGACCGAGATCAGTAATCTGGATGCTTCGGTGTCGAGCCGACTTGCCTCGGCGTCTTACACAGCGCCAGCCAACTCAGACATCTCCGCGATTAAGAGCAAAACCGACAACCTCCCGGCTTCGCCCGCAGCGGTCTCGGATATCCCGACCACCGCGCAGATCAGCGCAGCCGTGGAAGGCTCGCTCCTCGATGAGAACGACGGCCAAGCCGTCCTCAACGCCATCGTCGGAGCCATCGGCAACACCAACCTCAGCGAAGTTTCACTGGTCGCCGCAGTCCGCGCCGACCTCGAGCGCACCGGAGGCAAGATCGACAGCATCCCGACATCCTCGGCGCCATCAGCCTCAACAGTGGCCGGAGCTGTGCGAACTGAACTCGCAACAGAACTCGGGCGTCTGGATGCCTCGGTGTCTTCGAGACTCTCGCCATCCGGCACGCTTGCCACGGTGACAAACCTCACGAACGCGCCGGCATCAGTCACTCCCGCCGACATCTGGGACTACAATGCCCGCACGCTCACCAGCGCCAGCGGACCGACAGCGGTCGAGATTCGCCAGGAGATCGACGCCAATTCCACCAAACTGGATGTCGCCGTCGGAACCCGCCTCGCCGGTTCGGCCTACACCGCGCCAGCCAACAGCGACATCACCGCGATAAAAGCGAAGACCGATGCACTGCCAAGCGATCCTGCAGACCAAAGCCTCCTCGAGGCCGCCATCGCCGGGGTCGCAGCGCCTTCAGCGGCCACCGTGGCATCAGCCGTGCGTTCCGAGTTAAGCACCGAACTCACGAAAGTTTCGGCCTTGAACACCGAGCGCCTCGCCAATGTGGCGACAACCGCGATTGTGGGGAATCTTTTAGCCCAGGCTAACAGCTAATGAGCACAGAAGTTGTCCGAAACAGACCAGGTGTAAAAATGAGCGTCGGCGAGTTCATCGCCGCGCTCGCCCTGGTGGCAACCGTCTTCTCCGCCTCGCAAGCCTGGTGGATTCTTCCCGAAAAAGTTTCCCGCGTAGAAGTGGAAAACGAAAAGCAGGAGCAACGCCTTCAAAAGATCGAATCCACCGCCTCCGAGCGCGCCGAGACATTGGCCCGCATTGACGAGAGAACCAAACGCATCGAGCAAATCCTCGCCAACCGCCAGTGAGCGGCCTTTGACACCCCGCCGCGAAGCATGAAAGCAATCTTCTTTGTCCTCGATCGTCTCTCTGAAAACAGCACATGGCGCGGGCTGATCCTCGTCGCCGTCGCTCTCGGCGTGAAGCTCGAGCCAGAGATGCAAAACCAGATCATCGCCGCCGGGCTCGGCCTCGTCGGAACGATCAACATTTTCCGAAAAGGGAAATAATGAACCCCAAACAGGTCGCCGCCGTGCTGATGATCCTCGGCTGGCTCTTCCTCGCAATGGCATTCCTCACCTCCTGCGTGGCCGTCCCGATGCCTCCCTTCGGCGACCGCGTCGGTGAAGCAGGCACGCTGCACATCCGCACCAGCGTCCGCTTCGAGCCACGCCTGACCGAAAGCGAAGCCGCGAACCGCGACCTCTGGAACGCATTCGGCGAATTCCAGAAATCCATCCCCGCGCTGAAAGACAAGTGATGATCTCCCTCCTCGCCCGCTTCTTCATGCTGCCACGCCCGGCACAATCCCCCGCGCCAGCGCCTGAGTCGAAGCCCGCGAAGCCCGCCAAAACCTCCCCCGCCAAAACCTCCGGCACCATCAAGCCCGAGCCGAAATACTACCAGCAGACGAACAAGAAGACGCCCAACATCAGCGCGGGCCGCGTCATCAAGCCCACCCATGTGATCTTGCACCACACGAGCGGAGCCTACGCGGGCAGCGTCTCGTGGTGCTGTGATCCGGTCAGCAAAGTCTCCTATCACTGCATCATCGCAAGGAACGGCAAACGCACCGCCCTCGCCCTACCCACCCAGCGAACCTGGCACGCCGGCGTCTCCTCGTGGCAAGGCCGCAAAGATGTCAACTCATTCAGCGTCGGCATGGCATGGGAAGGCGACACCTACGCGACCCCATTGAGCGAAGACGCCCTCCTCTCCGCCGTCGAATATCTCCTCCCCATCCTCCGCGAGCACCACATCCCTCTCGCCAACATCCTGCGCCACGCCGATGTCGCCCCCGGCCGCAAAGACGACTGCTCCCCAGCCGCCCACGCCGCGCTTTTAGCGGCTCTAAACAAGGTGCTTTAGGGCAACAACGGGCAACACTCCCGTAAGTCATTGAAAAACAAACCCAAGAAAGCGACTTAAAATCCGTTTTCGCGAAAGCGGAGTGCGGGTTCGAGTCCCGCCGCCGGCAGAGTGCTTTACAGCGATTTGAGCTAGGTTTTATGCGGGTTGGCGGTTGGTTGGCTTTCAGAAACTACAGGCGGCTATTGGCGGCTACTGGAAGAAAATAGTTGCGATTTCGGGCAACACGGGCAACAAGTCTGGGCAACAGTATGAGCGCCTTTCTTGTGACACCTTACCCGCAGCGGCCCGGCACCCCTTGGAAGTTGACCATCCCGCAGAAAATTTTTGGCCGTCGCATCCGCCGTTTTTATCGCACGGAGGCGGAGGCTTGGGCGGCGGGGCCGGGGTTGCTGGAGAAGTTGCAGAAGGGGGGGACGGATTCGCTCTCGGAGGAGCGGGCGACCGGCATGTCTATGAAGTCGGCCGTGCGGGATTACATCGCCTCCAAGGCGGGGGCTTCGGAGCGGCACAGGGAGAAACTGGAAAAGATATGTGGCGAGCTTTTGGAGGCATTCCCTGGCGCGGTGGCGGCGGTCACTCCAATGCAAGCGGCTCGGGTGTTTGCGAAGATCCAAGGCGCGCCGACGACGCGGGCGGGGTGGCATCGTTACGCCTCTGGTTTTTTTCGGTGGTGCGTGGATATGGAACTTCTAGATCGGAATCCATTTCGCCGGGTGATTGCGCCGGAGGCTGAGAGTAAACGGTCCCTGATCTCGGCGAAGGAACTGCGGGCGATTCTGGATGCCACAATGAGCGACGCGCTTCGCGCTTGGTTTCTTCTCGGTGCCTTTGCTGGGATGCGGTCCATCGAGGTCCATCGCATGAGGTGGGAGGATGTCGATGCGAAAACGGGACAGATCGAGGTGCGGCGGGAGGTTTCAAAACAAAGCTCGGGCCTGCCAGAGCGGATCGTGGATTTCACGGAGCCGCTGGCGAGGCGGAAGGATTTTTTCAAAGGGAAATCCGGCCTGATTGTGCCTCCGAAATCTCTTCGCCTTTATCGAGAAAGGGAGGCTTTGATCGAGCGTTTGAATGAGGCGTGCTTGGTGCCGTGGGCCATGCTTCCCGAGAACGCCCTTCGGCACTCTTACGCGACCTACCACCTTGGGCGGTGCCAAGATGCTGGCAAGACCGCGCACCAGCTCGGGCATTCCTCGACGGCGCTGGTTCTCAAGACCTACGCGGTGCCGTCTCGCAAAGCGGACTGGCGGGCTTGGTGGCGGGTTTAGGGCTACGCAAGGGTAGCGTAAAGAAATAACAATCAGTCTTTTA